GCATTAGGATCATAAATCTTATTCTTTCTAGACTTAGGTTGAGCAAAGAAAGGATGTTCTGCAAATAATCTATTTGTTGCTTCAAGACTTCTTGAGTAGGCTTTAGAGTTTTTCTTTTTTGGAAGTTTAGGAGCAGATCCTCCTTTTCTCATAAAGTCTTCAGGTTGTTCTAATTCTGGTTGTTGTCTATAATCTGTAGTTAACTCTTCTCCGGGTTGTATATCTCTTTTAGCATAAACATATCTTTCATTACCTTTCTTAATACTATACATGTTAGGTTCATCAGAATGATTATGCATGTTTCCAATTTTACCAACAGGTTGCCCATCTCTATGTGCTAAACCTATAAGTTGATCTTTTCTAAAACCCTGATTAGAAAACAAACCTTTATCTGCCCCCTCTATTTTAGAAGGCTTTACTACAACATGATTATGTTTACTACCACCTGATCTCATCTGTGGATAGTCATTACTATACCCTGATGTAGGATAAGGTTGTTGACCCCTTGGATCTACAATAAAATCTTTTTTTACAGCAGGGGCTTTTGCACTACCAAGTTTCTTAAGAGAATCAATTAATACTTTTTTATTATACATTATCTAGGGGAAAATTGAGTTTTGGTATTTGACATTTTAACTATCATGTTTACATTATCACATTGTTTTCTTCTTAAATTTAAGAAATTAAGATAATGTCTAAACCTTTTTCTTTGTAATTCCGGTTTAGTATAATCCATATTAAGTGGATTAAGAATTCTTGTATATCCATCAGCACTGGTTATCCATGTATTTTCTGAAGAATAATTACCTTGTAAAATTGTAGTACCAGGAATTAATGGTCCAGTTGGTGGATAATCAGAACCTATTGGAAATTCGTCTCGATCTTTTGTTATATCCCAGAACTGATTAAACCTATACTTTTGTTCTTCTTTAGAAAAAAGAATATCATATGAAGCTTGATTTGCATTTAACTTAGGATATTGTAATGACAGATTAATATTATTTTTTGGATATAAGTTTAGATTAAGATATCCAGAAACCTGTTCGGTATTATACACTATAGCTTGATCAAAATTATAATCAAGAACATGATGCTGATCTATACAACTATCCCCGTTTCTTCTATAAGATTCTAGAATATATTCAAACGATCTTGTTGTCATTACAGATTGTCCGGTAACAATTGGAAACTCAATTTCAAATCCATATTGCTGACCATAGAAATTACAGAAACCATCACAGATATAACTATGTTTCCAAATACCATCTTTGCTGGTAGTTAAGAAAATATCTTTTGTTGGAATCATTAAGTCAGCATGCCAATCATGAAAACTAATCCAATACTGTTGTTTAGGATCATAACTTATTGTCCATGAAGCATCTTCAAATAAGAAGCTATCTCCTAAATTATATCTTGCGTTTATATTACCATCTAAAATAAAATCATCACCAGTTCCGTCAGGATTCAATGATCTATAAGTTACTCTACCTTTATATTGAGATTTAAGTAAATAATCTCTTTTAGCAAAATAAAGCACAGAACTTGAACTATCATAAGTTGCTTGACAACCAATACCAGCTACAGGATTATCTTGCCAAGGATAATCTGGAAAGTCTTGTGTAAGTTTATATGGTAAGTATAAAATAAACCACCACTTTAATCCTGTCTGAGATATCTCTTGTAAACCTTGAGCATATGTAAATACACGACCTTGATTTTGGGACATGTAGAATATTCCTACTGGAGTAGATATAACTGATAACCTATTTTGTGATGAACCATACTCATATGCTTTATCTGCATTAGATACAGCTTGTTGAGGTTGTGAAAATAAACCTCCGTCACCAATAGTAATTTTTGTATTTAAATCTGTCTCAAGTGTATCTACACCTTGATACATTAAAGGACTTTCATTTTTAAATGTAATGAATATACCTGATTTATTAATTGACTTAACACCAGATATTTGTCCTTTAAACTCTTTGTAGTTATTTACTAAATATATAAACCAACTATCTTTAATTGCTTCATCTTGTTGTGGTAGAGAATAAATTATTCTATCTGGATAATATGTATAGCAAAGTTTAGATACTTTAGGATCATAATATCTTGACTGAACACTTCCTGAAGAAAAATACTGGTTATATAATTTTGATACACTTAATGAGTAATCATATAAATATTCACTAAGTCTTCCCATAATATTTGGGTTCATATCAAACATAGCTACATAATCAGTATATCTGTATGGGTCATAATGTTTACCACCTTCTCTAGTACTTTGTTTTCTAAAGTCAACAATTACTTCTGACTCTACAAAGAAATCTCGTATACCTGAATTAGCAAGATAAAAGTATGCTTGCTTAACTGTAAAGAATCCTTTGTATGTATCTTTTAAACCTAATATAGAAGTTCCGATACCTCTTTGAACATCATCTGTATAATCATAATATCTTAAAAGATTAACACGATAATCAAGATTATAGAATGCCCCTGGTAATGCCCCAGTTCCTGGTACAGATGGTGATGAAAAGTTAAGTGCCTCTGATAAGAAACTCACATCATACTTTGTACTATTTAATTTAAATCTTGTTTGAGGTATCATACTACGTAAATAGTAGTTATACTCAAAACCATCTGGTTGTTGAAATAACCAATCATAAAAGAACATCATATTGTTCTTTTCTGTATATCTATTTATATAGGTATCTCCACCAAAAAGCAACGGTGTTCTTACAATTGTTTTAAATGTATAGTTTATTGCATTTGTAGGACATGTCCAATTCGATATTGGAATATTATATCCAGATAACTTTTGCTCACATGGAGTAATTACAATTTGAAACTCACTTCCTAATTGACCATACTGATTTCTAACTCTACCTTTTAAACCACCATAATGACTTGCAATTGGTAAGCTAAATGGATTATCTTTATCATCATCATTAAAGTCAGGAAGATCATTTGATATAAATGCAGAGTTACCACTGTTTTGTACAACAGTACCAAGAGTCACTAAAGACTTATCTTGAAATCCTGATGTAATCAAGTGAGGTCCAGTTGTAACACCTTTTGGATAAGCAACATTATAATAGGGACCTGATTTAGTTCTTACAAATACAGCATCAGATCTTTTTAAATTGTTTATTGTATACGTTTTATAATTTCCTAAATAGTCTTGATACTTTGGTACATCTTGAATATTATCTCTCATGTAGAAACTATTTTCAATAGTAAATCTACTTAATTGAGAAGAAGATATTTTAACCATGTCACTATAATAACCATGAGAAACTTGTTGCAATGCATACTGTCTATATGGTGTTATTAAGTATAGTAATCTTAATGTTACATCAGCACCTTCAGAAAAATAAAATGCAACTTGATTAAGTGCTCCTAATGCTCTTGTTACAGGATCTAAGTAAGCAAACTTAGGTAATTCAATTGTTCCTTTAATAGTGGCTGGTACAGTTGCACCTGTTGCTGCAGCAACATTGGTTGCATTTGCAAGTGCTTGGTCTGCTATTGCAACTTGTGTACCAGAGTATCCAACAAAAGGTACTAGAAGGGCATCTACAAGTGCTAATCCTGTTGAATAATAAGTAGCAATAAATCCATTATATAATGCAGCTCCTCCTGCTAGTGCTGCATTACCTGCAATAGATGCTCCTGCTGCAACACCGGCAGCATCTGATGCACCAGAACCTGGAATTATAGTTGGTTGATTAATTGTTCTTTTACCTATTAAAGATATAATAGCTTCTGCAATACCACCTATTATCATTGCAAGTGCTGAAGCATTAGATAGAAGTTTAAATTTAGGATGACCATTTGGCTCTTGGAAGTTTAACTCTGCATAACCATTTAGTGTTCCATATAATTTAAATTCTGTAGTAGAAAGAAAAGGGGTACGAAACATTGTATCCGGGGAATGGAAAGTAAAAACATCTGTAGGTATACTTTGATTGTATACATTATTTCTATTTTTCTTTTCATTCTTTATATACGGATCGTTATAAAGATAATTATGATCACTAGGACTTGATGAATATCCTATAGGTAAAATTGTATTATAAGGATAGTTCTGATAAATACCTGTTTTATTTTTAGCAACAGAACCTCTTGGTACAAATGTTCTAAAATTATTAACCATTCCTTTGGCAATAATAGTTTTGTTACCTTCTCTAGAACCTCTTAAGATTTCATAACCAACAATACCTGGTATGTCAATACCATCTTGATCTTTAGGATATGTAATATTTTCAAACATTACTCCTAGTAATCTTATAGCAAAGTCATCACCAGTAGTTGCTGAATTAGAGTTTGGTTTAAAGTGTAATACATTTGTAGAAGAACTATTTGCAATAAAGTTTTCTGGAAACTTGTGATGCCTAATGTTCTTTCCACAAAGATCAAAAGGACCTTCTGTTTTCCCTGAAGGAATTTGTGCAGAAGGGCCTGTCCAACAATATTGACTTGGATTCCATAAGTCAGGTCTATCATCTGGATATTTTTCAGTTGACTCCCAATAACCCATCTCCCCTACTGCAAGTAACACACCTCCATCAGATAATTGCCATTGACCATTTGAGTTTAATGTAGCATTTGGAAAAGTAGATGGATATAATAATTGAGTTGCTGTATTATATACTTCAAATACTTTATCATCTGTTGCCAATGCATTTGGATCATCAAGATCTGTTGTTTCAGCAACTACATTACCATTTGGTAAAGTAAAGTTTCTTGGTGCTCTACCTGGAATATGATATGATGCAGATTTATCTCCGGTGTCATATACCCATCTAATATAGAAAGTATAAACTTCATCTCTAAGATAATTAGTTTTATTACCACCATTCATATAGTAATCAGCCGGATATTCAACACTTGCCCATCTTGTTCTGATCATATTAGCAAGTGGTTGGTAATTAAAATCAAATTTAGATTTAGGACCCACTCTTAATAAGTATCCATTTACATCTGTCATTTGATCTGTTGTTTCAAAAACAGGAGTTTGAATAGGTAGCTGTTCAAGTGGAATTTTTACATTAGTTTGATTTATTTGATCAATACTTATCCGTGTAGTATTAGTTGAATAGAATCCCATTTGACTAGCAACAGTTTGTTGATTTGTTGCTTCAACCATTACTAATACAAACTCATCAAAGTTTTCTGTATCTGCATTTACCTCAAGTGTTAATGAACCTTCTAGATCATTAACAGTATAAATAAATTGATAATTACTTTGGGAAAAGTAATCAGTTACTTTTTGACCTTTGATTGTATAAGCAATCATTGCAAAATAAGTTCCATTAGCCATGGTCCCTCCAGATTGTCCTAAAGTTAAATTAAGACAAGGTGTTTCCATTAATCTTGCTAATCTTGTTTTATCACAATCTAAACTATTTTTAAGTGTAACAAACTCACATTGATTTACAAGAGTTACAGTTTTCTCCCATGCTACTCCTGGCCATAGAAAAGTTAAGTTAGTACCATTAGAATAATAATTCATACTAGAAGAACCTCCTCCTAACCAACTATAATCAAGAGTAGGCCATGTTTTAGGATCACCAACATTTAAAAATCTATCAGGATTAAAACCATCAGCCCAATATACTTGCCAAGTACAATCTTCTTTTTCTCTAGATGCTCCAGATATAAGATATCTTTTATCAAACTTTAAACATTTATCCTGAACAATTTCTCTATATCTACATACATCTTCTTCAAGCAAACCAATTTCAGAAGTAATTCTTTTACCTTGAGCATTGTGACCAGCAGTAAATATTATCCATTTATCTGAATAAAGATAAATAGCACCAATAATATATTTATGAGTGGCAAGAGCAGGCATTGTTTTACCGGCTTGACCACATAAAAAATTTGAAGTTTCATTTGATAATGTTCCTACGTCACCTTCAATTGTATTATTTACAACATTGATGGCATGTGTCCACATTCCCTCCTGAACAAAGGAAGGGTCAGAATCTTTATTTAATCCTTTAGTAAAAGAATTAGTAATAATCTTTGACGTGTCCTGTATACCTTGATCTTTTGCCATAATTAGATAACTCTATTGTTAGAAGAATGTCTTCTTAAATAAGGATTGTTTGGAGAATGACTCATGAACATATAGTAATATTTACCATACTGAGCTTTTCTGTTTGCCCACCATAAATCTTTCATCTCTTTAAAGTTTGGTGTATTAACCAAACTAAGTGCATTATTTCTTGATTCTCTTAATTTACCTTCCATAAGTTGCATTCTTTGTGCAACATCTTCTCCGTTTATAAATAAGTTTTCAAAGATTCTTTGCTTTAATGCATATTCATAATATTCATTAATAAGTTCATGATCTGGAACAAGTAAGTTTCCATTATCATCTGTCATATCTCCTTGGTAATTAAGATATACTTTACCAGACTCAAAAGTTGTATTAAGAAATCCATTTTTAATCCAACCCTCATCAACAGTATTATAATATAAATTTGCACATTCACATTCAATCTCTTGACTAGGTTTCATTCTCAAAGGTTTCAAAAATGTTGAAACTCTTGTTAAACTAGGATTTATAATTTGGACTAATTCATATGCTTCATTTTTACAATTCAGAAATACTCTTGGTTGAATAGATGTATCTCCATAAGGTGTCTCTGGATTATGTGTTATACATATACCCTGTTGACCATTCAAGCAACATGTATTTTCTACTGGACAACCACATTGAGTTACTGAAGTAGGCCAATCTGTGTAACGGACTTCTTGCATGTTTGTTCCACCAGCCATACCATCATATCCAACTACTTCTTTAAAGTCTCCACAAATCAATGCATAATTAAATGTATAAAAGTCATCAGGTAGTTTTACTTTATGATGTCTTACCTCTAATACAACTTCTTTAGTTTGATTTATTCTAAGACCTAATTGATAGTTAAGTTTACGTACTAACTTAATCAAAGTCTGAGGCTCAATCATATTTTCAAGAGCAAACGTATGTAAGTCAATAGTAACATCTTCCAGCAACTGGTCAAATGTTCTATATTTAAGTGTGTAATTAAAGTCCATTATCTAAGTGCATTTTGACTATCATCAGCTCCATCAGTTGGAACTTGCATAGTCATGGTTAATTCTTTTACTACGAACTGCTCTATTTCAGAAAATAAATATTCTGGAAAAGGAAGTGGATCATCTTGTCTAACTAAACAAGCATCAGTATCACATGATTCTACTTTACCTTCAAATACTGCTTCTACTCTTATTGCATCCCAATCTACATTAGGACAGTATAGATAACCATTAAGATACCAAAAATAAGGTCTCTTATTATATTTGAATGTTGTAGACTTTGTAATTGATACCCATGTTCCAGGGTCTGTACGAAACATTTCTATAGAACCATCTATAGAAGATACAGTACGTATAATTGGACCAAGAGCACCATCAAAAATTGTAGGAAGTCTTTCTTTGGATCTTTTAAAGTAACATCCTGAATAAACTCCAATACAACCGGCTTCAACTTTATCAACATCAATTAATTCTACATAGGGTAAAACTTTAAAGATAGAACTTATCTTCATCAATCTGAATTGATTGTCTTCTCTCTTAAGAAGAGTTTGACCATATTTAGTTATTGCATAGTAAATAGTTCTGTCTGTTAAGAATGGATCTTCTTTAACAGCTTTCAACGTATTCCTAACTCTTGATACTGCTTCACCTATTGTTGTCATAAGTCAAATTCATTATAGCTTTTTAAAGCAATTTTGTTTACTCTATTTAAGTAATCCTTGTACATAGCACTATTATATACTTTATCAATTTTTGATTCTGGTAAAACTTGAACATACATATTCCAGTTTTCTGGATATGTTTTGGAAACTGTTCTTTTAAATTCTCTAGATGCAGTAAAACCCCAAAACTCTCTATTCTTCATTTTGTGTTTAGGTGCATAGTTACTAAAAAATATTTTAGCCAGTTTACCATCAGTTTCCCAATTATTATTTGTTACCTTAACACCATACTTATTTGACTTAGCATAATCAACATTATCTTTCTTACTTCGTTGACATGTGCCTATAAATAACCAACCTATTTGTTCTGGTAACTGAACACCATCTCTTGTATCAATAACTGTTTGATATAAAGTTTGATTAAACTTTTTAATTATCTGTCTAAGCAACTTATTATCCATGTTTTTATACTTAGGATGTGTTTTTTTAAAATCATCAAAGAACTCTTTGTTTAAAATAGTGCTTACTTCTGGTCTATACCTAGAAGCTTTTACATCAGGTTTCTTAAATTCCCTCATATTAATATACTAAAAATATTTGACATTAACAAATATAGATATAAAACAAAACCCCCACAAGTGTGAGGGCTTTGCCTTTGTTGTCACAGAAACCAACAAACCTGCAACATTTTTTAATTCCTTACTTTTTCAATAGTCATATATATTGGAATCATGTTAATTATAATTATTTTTAATTATGGTGGTACTGCACCACAAATAGCTTGTATTAATAAAAATGTATCTAAAGCTTTATTGCCACCAGCATCTGTTACAATTACTTTTGCTAAACTGATACTACCTCCATTTGGAGTACCACCGCATGTATCAAATTTAGGTGTTACAGCTCCATTAACCTCAGGAAGTACTTTTGCAGGGTTGGTTGGATCAGTTGGATCTACTAGTAGTGTAAACATAGATGGCCCTAAACCAAAAAACCAATCTGCTAAAGACCAAGTGTATGTATATGGAGGAACTCCTCCTGATGCAACTGCTTCTAATCCTCTTATACTTTCTGTTATGTTAACAAACAAATTATTAGTATTTGTAATAGTTACTGAATCTGTTGTAGCATTAGTTGTAATTCCAATACCTGATCCTGCAACTAATGTTAAAGTATCATTATTATTATCTGCTACTACTGTACTCTGTCCTGATACTGCTATATTTTTAAATATGTTTTGAGAAGAACCAGCATCAGTATTAATAATTACAAGTTCTCCACTGAGTGAACCAGCAACATTAATTCCAGCTCCACCATTTAAAGCTCTTATTTGCAATGAGGGTCCTGATCCATCAGTAATTAATGAAAGTCCAGTACCTAATGATGTTAATGTTACATCAGCACCAGTTCCTGGATTTCCTTGAGGTCCTTGTATACCAGGAGGTCCCTGCGGTCCTGGAGGTCCTTGACTTCCTTGACCACCATTTGTACAGAAATAATCAACTAACTTAGTAATAATAGTATCTAAATAGTCATATCTTCTGACAACTACATCTTGACCACATGTAAGATCTCTTCCTGTATATACTATACATTCAGCCTGAAATACTTCTGAACATGCCGGTGGGCATGGAGGTACAACAGTAAAACTATTTGTGCAATTTATATCTGCCATGATTTATATTTTAATTATCCAATTATGATAATTCTTGTATTTGCTGTTCCATCAAATCTTGTTACTTCAACAGTATTTAATGCATATGTATCTACAGCATAATCATCTGGATTGATTAATTCATTATTTGTTATATCCACAAGTTGTATTTGTACAGCTACAGTACCTAAGTTATGTGTTATAGTTGTACTAACATTTTGTGTTAGTGTTTGCTCTAACACAAACTTTTTAGTTGTTGTACAAACATAATTAGTAAGCTTTGCTATAATTGCATCCATGAATTCATATCTTGCAATTACAACTTGATTATTACATAGTATATCTGTACCAGTGTAAACTACACATTGAGAGTTTATTGTCTCAGGACATGTTGGTGGACATGGAGGAGCTACTACATAAGTATCTGTACATCCACAAGGTTTTCCACAGTTATTTGTTGCCATTTTATTTATTTTAAATTATACATATATATTTTTACTTTTTTCTACTATTTATTATGCACAGACAATATTTATTAATAGAAAAGTATCTATTGCAGTTCTTCCATCTGAATCTGTTACGATTACTTTTGCCATTCCAATTTTACCAGCATTTACAGAATTACAAGCAGTAAATGCTGGTAATACAGATGTTGTTGATAGACCAACAGTTGCAATATTTGTAGCTGTTGTAAATTGAAAAAAATGATTTGTAGAACCAAATATAATATCAGCCATTTCCCACTCATATGTTACAGAACCAACTGCACCACTTACTGATGCTGTTAAATTAGAACCACTAGGGGTAATACGTACAGATAGTGGTGTTGTTTTACTTCCAGTAGATTCAATTGCAATACATCCTGTCTCATCTACACTTATATCTAATGAGCATGAAGTTATTGATCTTAATGCTAAAGTTTGTGTTAATGGATCCCATGAATCTACTATAGATGCACAATCACATCCACCTCCTCCACCACCATTTAATATACCATTTAAGTCAGCAGCAAATTCTTGTGCAGTAAAACTTATTGATGGTGAACCTGGTACACATGGACCAACACTTTTATCTAATATTGATGCCCATCCATAATCCCAAAGTCCTTGATTATTTGATACATATGGGTTTGCAATAGGACCTACAAATGCACCTAAAGTAGCATAGTTAATTGGACCCAATGCAGTTGATAAATCTAAAGCTGTAATACTTGCAATATTATTTGTTGCTGCAAAAGCTTGAAGACAAAAGTTTCCAGCATTTATATTATTGTCATTTGCAGGATAGACTACCCCTTGAAAAAAGTTCCAATGAGTATTATAATCATTAACAAATGTATTATAGTTAGAAGTCCAGGTAGGTGTAGGTTGACTAGGAAACGATGTAGAACCAACAGTACAACTATTAAAATTAGCAGGGCTATTTTGACAGTGATAATTATAACTAGCTTCATTTACAAAAGCAATAAATAATAAACCTGTAGGAGCTACCCAACTTCCAGTATTCCAGTTTGGTGGTTGTGCTGCTACATCTACTACTGCTGTTGTTAAATTTAAAAATTGTGCACCAGGTACATTTCCGTTTTTAATTCTATTAGGATAGTTTATATAGTCTTCTTCACTTAATATAAACACATACAATTGACCAGTATAACTAGGATTTGCAGTTGAATAATCTGCATGCCATTGTTTTACAGCTTGTACTAAAGCAAATCTATTATCTTGAAAGCATGAATTATTTTGATTATATGGACCTGAAGTTATATCTATGTATGCATATACATCAGCATTAGAAGCTATTCCTCCACCTCCACATGCACATGGTTCTTCAATAGTTATACTACCTCCTTCTGCAGAAACCGTATATGTAGTTACATTACCTGTAGTAGATGAAGTAACAGTTGTCCCTACTCCAGCTTCTACTACAGTCTTAGTACTACCTGTAAGAATATCACAAACTGCTAACCAAAGATTATTAATTGTATCAGCTACTGTAGATGGAGAATTTACCCAACTACCAAAATATTTAGTACCAAAGGGTACTGCTGGATCTGATAATGTTGGAGTTGTTGCAGTTATACATGCTCCACCAATTGCTGAACCTAATTCAGTTGGTGTACCTAATACTCCAGTTAATGCACAATAACCATGTACATCATCATTTATAAGTGCATTAAGTATTGTGTCAATTGGATATGCTTGTCCTCCAACTACTGTTCCATCAGCAAGTGTACAATCAATAATAAAACTTGGTAATGTAAATGACGGAGGAGGAGTATTCTCTAATACAGTAACTCTATTATCTAGATTAGTAATTTGAGTATTGATGTTAGAAATCTCATCAATTAAACTACATACTTTTTCTGCAATCATTTGAACATAGTCAAGTAACTGCATAGTAGTATTACCACCAGTTCTAAAACAATCAGCTACAGTAACAATACAATTAGGACACTCATTAGTACTTTTTTCTGGAGTACCTGTAGGAATATTATTTAATTCACAAATCTTATCAATAAGTAATTGAATAAGTGCTTGAAAATCTTTTGGTCCACATGATGCAACACCAAGACATGTTAAGTCGTAATTGGTTACATTAGTTTGATCGAGCAGAGTACATAACTCTTCAGCCAATTTTGCTACTACATCAGATATAGTATCTCCAGCACATAAATCAATACATGTTAATGTAGGTCCTTGCCATACCACACAGTTTGATGATATTGGTGAACAAGGTCTGTTATCTAAATTTAACGGCTTCATATTTTTCTCTTATTATAATATACAAATTATTTTTTACAATTGCAAGTAGAACATGTATTTCCTGAATGACATGAACAAATACATTCCGGACAATTATAGTTCGGATCTTTTAAAGCTTGTAAATCTATTAGTTCTTTTTTAATTAACCATTTGTCATCTTCTTCAGGACAACAATTAGTTATACCATATCTTTTTTCTAATGCTATCTTATAAAGTATATCAGCAAATCTACATGTTATCTCATCATACTTTGCTGGTGTACAGATAGGTGTGTTGTATCCTGGTCTTACTGTTCTGTTATTTTTAAACACTGGTGGAGGACATACTCCATTTTTACATTCTCCAAATGTTTCAAAATAATCATATACAGTAAAATCATTTGTATTTGGGCATAAAACACTAACTGCTGTATTTATAGTATAATCTGAATTCCAATTTCCTATAGGGCATGGTGTATATAAATCCTGACAAAAGAAATAATTGAAATCCAGAAAAATATTAAAGGACCAACAAAAGTTTTTTAAGTTGTATGTAATTAATTGACCTTCACTATTTGTGTATATAGGATTACCATTAGTATCAATTGTTAAAGGATAGAAAGTAAATATTTCACCTTCACTAGTTGTAAGTGTAAAACAATCACATGCTTGAATATCCTCACATGGTTGAGATGTTAGTATAGCTCTAGCTTTTTCTCTAGGTTTAGATTTATCATATTCTTCCCAGTCTCCATATGGACAAAGTGAAGAAGTTGATGTTGGTAATATCCATGGTATGTATCCATCAGAACTTTCAATAACCCAATTAAAACCATCCCAATATACAGTACCACAATCAAACTGTTCATCACATAAATTATAAACAGGTTTACCATTTGTAATTAAACCAGGTACTATGAATGCATATAAAGTTTGACCTTTAACTTTAAATTGAATACACTTACAGTATGGAGATTCAGCTAACCAAAGTAATGCACATATTTTTTCACTAGTCTGACCAGAAGCTAATGTTATCTGTTGTAGGACATTATTACAGTCATAATAGAAATATGTTTTTTCTTCCGGATTAAGGTTTGTTAATTTAGTACACTCACAAATTTTTGGAGCACCACATTCAATACAATCCTCATAGTCATTTGATACTGTTACTATACCTGCATTTAAGTATTCATCTGTTATTTCAACTTGCCAGCACTCATCACAGTTTTCAACTTTAATTACTTTACCTTCATATAATGATAAGTCACTGTATGTAATTAAAGTGTTTTGATCATCTTGACAATCAGTAAGTTTCCAGTATGTTCTTGTACATTCAGTACAAATATTGAATATACCTTCTACATTAACTGACTGAGTATTTGGAGGAAGAATATCTAATTGTTCAACTTCATAACAACCACAATCAAGTTTGACAACTTTACCCACATAGTCTCTAAGATCATCTAGAGTATAGATTATATCATTGTTTGTACAAGATGTTAATTTGTATGAAATAAATCCAATACAATCTTCACAAGTTTCATAACTACTGGTTACTGTAACATCAATAGGGCAATCACATACTACGGGACATAAATCTGTATTTACATCTACTCCTTCTACTCTAGTTCCCCATTTAATTGTTTCATCAACTGATGTAGGGCATGTTTCTAAAGTTTCACTTGTGATTGCTATAGTAGTATAATCTTGACTATCATCTCCATAATCATCTGCTGTAAATACCCATTGATCTTTTTCATTATACCATATATAATATGTAGTACCATCATTAATAAAACTATATAAAGTATTTCCGTTATAAGTACCAATAGCATTTGCTGTAGCAGTGAATGGAGTAAAGAAATTAGGATTAAGACTAGTAACATCAACTGTTAAACAATTACAGTCACCAGAAGGTAAACTTACTTCCCAACAACCTCCTCTGCCTGTTATCTGAACAATATTACTACTGCTATAGAGATAAGGTAGCAAGCTGTCTGAGTTACTGTAGATAATTTCATCTGTTTCACAGTTTTTTAATTCAAAGCAAAGTTTAGGACATTCTCCGTCCACACAATTACCAAAATTAACTATTTGAAAACCTTGTGAATCATTTTCTATTACAGGATATACCTTTGAACATAACTTGACATAAGGAGTTGCATCTATAGCAGATACTTCTTGAAGTACATCATCAGCATCTACATAAAGAAAACCATTACTTCCTGATACATAGTAACATTTTAATTGACAATCACATGCTGCTTCTTTTGATGGAAATGCTTCTACTGATTCTAAACAATCATTATCTTCTAATTCTACTACATATGCACAACCAAACCATCCGAGCTCTTGACTTTCAACATTTACAAATCCATCTATATAATCTCCAAAGTCTTCATTACTAGTAACAAAAGCATTAGTACCATCACATGGTATTATCATGTAACATGCACATGATAATTTAAGTTCTTCTGTAACTCTACAACTTGGTGTACCATCACAAAAATTTACTTCTCCACCATCTGGACAACTCCATTGACCAGGACTATTTGGATTAGCAATTTGTTTACCCACCATATCTTTTGTAGAAAAGATAATAAAAGGTTCTAATTGTGCTGGAGATGTACCACAATTTACTGCAGACACAGCTGGTGCCATTAGATTTGCTTGAAAATAAGATAATGATATATCATATATCTCTCCTGCAAATGCAGCACTTGATCCAAGATTTAAACCGGCAAGTTTAATTGTATGTGTTCCTGGAGTTAATGTTATAGGGAATGTGTGCCAATATCTAAAAGGAACTGTAGTACCATCATCTGGAACATTTAAGAATACAGCAAGATTACCATCAATATAAAACTTAACATAGTTGTCTCCAGCTAATCCAAGCATATATTGTTTTGATTTATCACCTTCAACAGTTATACAAAACTCAAATGATAATTCTTTTTTAACTGGAAAACCTGTAGCCCAAACTCCAGCAATATTTAATCTACCACCAGTACTGCTTGTATAACACGGAGCAGAACCTTTACCCCAAACTTCATTCTGAACATTTCCTATTGGAGCTACTAAAGCACCCGAACCATTATTCTGTTTTACAGTATAACTTGCATTATCTGGACCATCACCATATATGGGCCAAGTCAAAGATGAAATATCAGGATATAATCTTAAACCTGAATCACAATAATATCGACTTTTGTTTCCTGCAGTAAGAGTAAGAAGTTGTCCTGAATACTGAGCAGTAGTTACAGTTTCTTTAGTACAAGTACCTTCTTCATCAGTATAACCTGGAGGACATTCACAAGCACTAGTTTTTTCACATGAAGGACATTTCAGGTCATCACAATCTTGTTTAATACTTAGCTCACTTTCAGAAGGACCATTAGGATAACTTATTGGATTAGAACTGAATTCTTGTGTTACTGTATAACATCTACCGACTTCTAATTGACCTCCTGTACCTTGTAAAGGACTACTTCCTTCATAAGAATAAGTGTTATCACCAGGAATAATATTAAGTGTACCTCTAAAAAGTATTTCACTTTTAGTACAACAATCAACAAATTTTAAAAATGCACTAGTTGTTGCAGTAGATATTTCAGAAACATTTGCCATTACTTAATAAACTTATGTAAATTTCTATATCTGTCTTTACCCCAAACATTATTTGGTTGTTGCACAGATGTTTGTTTTGTTTGTTTTGTTTGTGTTTTATTTTGTAATCTTGCTTCGTATGTAGATAAACAACTACCACATACGGCTGTTCCATCGGATGCTGTTCTTCTCTGACATCCACAGGATAATGTACTTTTACAATTAGGACACTGACTCATTTTTGTTGGTTTTAATAGGTTAACAATTTCTACATTCAAATTTATTTAAAAGTTTGACAGCATAGTTAAATAATGTCATACCTTCTTGGTTTTCGTGACAAGTTTCTACTTTTGCTTGTGCAGCTTCTAAATACATTTTAATTAAATGAAGATCCCTCAACTTATCTTTTACTTTTACAGGGGGATCACAATCTGAGATACTTAAAGTACAAAGTATTTTTTCATATCTATTTAAAGCACAAGTCATTCTAAGATGATTATAACTTACAAATACTTGACACTCTGGATCTACAATATATTTAATTCCATAAATACCATCTGGCAAATTAACATAAGATGTACCACAATTCTCTGTTTGTAATCCTAAATCACATGCTGTAAGTGTAGGAGTAGAATTTGGTACAAAAAATAATTCTGCAGTATAAGTAAATCCAGGAATAACTATTTCTAATCTTGGATTATACAAACCTACTAATGGTGAATATACACTAGTATCAAATATCTTTAAAACACAAGGATTTGATACAGTAGGAATTTCTAAACTTAAAACATGATTTGCCATAATATTATAATAAAAAAGGAGAGGAGAGATTAACTCTCACTCTCCTTCTGAGTTTATAGTTAGTACTATTAATTAAGTGAAGCAGGGTATGGTACTGTCGGAAGTGGAACTGCAGGGTTAGAAGTAGGACAGTTGCTAGAAGCACCTGTTGACTCAACCACACATCTACCACCACATTGTTGTTCAACCCAGAATTGAATATTACTTAATAATGCTGATGTGTTTGCATTTAATGTACCATTAAGTGCAGGGTTAGCAGGTGTAATAATTTCAACTATGTATTGATCATTATCAAATGTACCAGTTGGATTGTAGAATCTTGGAACTGAATGTTGAATGAATATTCTATCATAGTATGATGTTCTATTCAATCCAGCATTTACATACAAGTCAAATCCTTGAGTAATCTCTCTGATACGAATATCAGTTGCTAAGAAGTTTTGTCTGTAAGATTCAGAAAGAATTACATCTCTCACTACAGTTTCTCCAAGACCATTTGCTTGTTTTCCATAACATTGTACACCAACACATAGACCATTGAATTCACATGGTGAACCAGTTAAATCTACTTCAGATGCATATACTCTTACTGGCTCAATTTCATAGAAGTCAGAAACTTGGAAACTACAAGTACCAAATTTAGTTTCTTCATAAGCTCCAATAAGAACCATACCAGCACACTCACCAGCTTGGTATCCATTGTCGACAAACTGATTCCATCTTTGTACTGTTACACCAGCTACTACAGGTAATGTAGCAATATCATCTGGATAGTAATAAGTCCAGTTACCACCTCCATCTCTATAAGTTACAACAGGGAATACAAACTGATTCATCAATTTGCTATTTCTAAGTTGTTTTGCCCATGCAATGTAAACAATACGTGGATCAACTGGAGTTGGTGCAATTGTATCATCAGCACAACATCCTGTATAACCTTCAAGAGTTAAGTAAGAGTTGTGATCTAACAATCTTAATGCAGGAGAACCTTTAACATCTACACGTAAGTAGTAAGTTTCACCACATAAGAATTGTTTACAACAGTTTCCAGCTGTGTCACCTGGATCAGAAGATACTGGTGGAACTGCAAGGTTATATGGAGTAGTACCAACATTCAAAATGTAATTTTGAGCAGTGTTAGCACCGATAGCCCAGATTTTATTTACATACTTAGCTTTGATAGTTTTAGTCTTGTTAGACTCTTGGTATCCACCTAAGAATGGACTAATTTTATCTTTTTGCTGTAAAGCACCAGCAGCAATAATTACCTCACAACAGTTACCAAGATTGGTAATAGAGTTGCTTACAGTAAAATTGTCTGGGTTAATAAAAGTAATTTGTCCAGCAGCAAGATTACCAGCTGCAGGAGTACCAAGTTGCACACCATTTAATGGTGAAACAATTCCACTAGGACTTGTTGCAACAAGGGTTTTTCTAAAGGCATGATTAAAATAACTCATTGTTTTTTGTTTTTGTTAATAAATAAATATACTATAATATACTAAAAGTTTTTGAAATATCAAAACTTTTCGAAAAATTTATCCAGCCATTTCATTATCAAGTAATCTCAGAGCAAGTTTATCTGTACCAAATGCTTCTAATTTGTCCACCCAAGTTTGCATTTTATCATGCTCTTCAACTTGTTCTTTTAAATATGTTAAAGATAATTCATATAACATATGAGACCCATCAGCTAATGCATGATTAGCCATTTCTTTAATTTGTTTAGACACTTCTATCTCATGTTCAAATGATAACTTAATGATTTCAGGAAGACCAGAAAAAGTTTGTTTAGGTTGATCTAATCTAGGTGTTACGGGTTGTACTCCAAAAGACAGCATGTATTTACGGGCAATATCTGCATGTGTCATTTCTTCATCAGAATATTTTTTCCATAATGCTGCTGCACCCATGTAACCTTCATTATTTAACCACATAGACATTGACAAGTATATTCTAGCAGAATATTCTTCTTGTTGTATTCTGTAATTTAAATAAGTAATACAAGATTCATCAATTAAAGGATTAATTCCTTTTTTACTTGGAATATCATTTGTAGTACCTTCACTAGGTTTGGATATATCCATCTTTTTGTTTTCTAAACCAGCAACCTGACCTTCAGGCTTCTTTAACATTCTTGGTTTTGCTTCCATAATTAGTTACTTCTTTCAGCAGATTCTTGTGTTCTAGAGAACTGATTTCCTGACTCTATATCTCCAGCTAGAATACTCACTGCTTCATCTATTATTAATTCTATGATATCATCCTTAAACTCACATTCTACTTCAGTAGCAGAAATGATTCCGGTGTAAGGGTCAGAACATCCAGTTATTTGTATTTTAACTGGTTGTCTATAGTAGGTAAGAAATGCTTCAGATATTTCAAATTCTCCATTTGTATATAAATGAACTGTATCATCTATTAATGTAGCAAATGTTTCTGCCCATTCAAAGTTAGGTTGTTTTGATTTATCTCTCAGAAGTTGATTAAGGTTTCCTTCTTCTGCAAGATATACTGTCATCCTACGTGGATCACAACAATCTTTCTTAGCATAGATATCTACTCTTTTCCATTGTAAGTAATCTGCGGGAATATTACCTTGATAGTATATATCCTTTTTTGCAGCAGGTAAAGGTTCACGAATTAATAACTTTTGTAAGTCATCTTTTCTTCTAGTAGATTGCTCATCACCTTCTTTAACTACATTAATACCATGAAGCTGTCTCCTAGACCACTCTACCTGAGCTTTATTAAAAGACTCAACTACTTGCCAGCAAGTTATGTTGTCATAATCTTGACTGTCAAGCTTGTTAAGCCTTTGTTTCATCTTTATGGTAATAGTACTATTTAGCATTATTATTTATTTTTTGCCATTTTTTTAAAAGTTCTAGCCAGTGCTTTTCTCTTAGGAGTACAGGTAGGTTTAGACATTGGAGTACAGAAACCTTTATGTTTAGGGTTTACTGCTTTTTGTATCCACTTCTTATCCTTCTTTTCTGCCATAATTATTTTCTTTTTGTAGAACCACCTTTATTTTTTTCTTCTAATTTTTTACGATCACTATATGTCATAGGTTTAGATTCAAAAGAAGGTTTTGGTATTTTAATTGCATCAGGTGCATTCTTTATTGCATCTTTAGGTGGTGGAACACCTGGTCCTATCTTACGTTTTTTATCCAGCTCTTTCATTGTTCTCATCATTGATGGAGACACACCACCTTTTTGCATTTTCTTTTTTGCTCCAACTATTCTATCAGCAGCAGTTGGTTTAGGATTTTTATCTACTCCTGCTTTTACTGAAAGCATACCAAATGAAGTAGAACCACCTTTTTTCATTGTATTAGTTTTGGCATTGTAACCAGGCATACCTACAATCTTTTGTACTCCACCACCTTTTTGATACTTTAAAGAAGATTTTTTTCCGGTTGTTTTTTCAATATCCTCTCTTATTTTATTATATTTATCGTCTTTATTCAATAAACCTCTACCAGGTTCCTGATTAAAATCAGGTGACATTGGACTATGTCTTCTTGTAAAATTTTTTACACTTTCTTTACCTTTAGTAGGTGTTACACCACCTTTTTGTTTTTTATCTAAGGCTGCTTGTTTTTCTTTTTTCTCAGCTTTTTTAGCTTTTACTCTATCAGATATGGCTTTTATTCCAGTACCTACCATACCAGCTACATTAACACCAACACCAATTTTAGAACCAAGAGTTCTTAATGCACCACCTTTTTGCATTTTTTTCGTGGATCCCCCACATTGCATACACTTTTTCATGATATATATTTTTTTAAATTAACAGTTCCATTTTCTTAAAGACTTATTGATCCTAGAGTTAGGATCATTAGCCGTTTTGCTGCTGGTTAATTTTTTTTTCATTCCACTCATCCTACTACAGAAACTTTTTCTTCTTTTAGCATCTTTACTATCAGGATCAAGTTGAGATGGTTTTTTAGTTACAGCTGTCTTAAGTTTACTACCTGGATTAGCTTTTCTATAAGAAGCAACCCCTTTAGAGTTTAATCCTCCAGAGGAGTTCTTACCTTCTTTTCTTTGCCAAGCAGGAGACTTTGCCATGACTATTTACTAAATGTTTTTAAAACACTCATTTGTTCCTGAGCAAGTTTCTTAACATCATTCATCATCTTAGCATCCTTACGGATCTCATCTGCTCTTTTTAAAGTACTTAGTGCAGATTCAATTTCCCACTTTCTCATTTCTGCTTTGGGACTAGCTGTCACCTTTATAGCTGAAGATGACTTTTTAGTTGATGCAGACTTAGTTGTTGTTTTCTTAATTGGCATAACTATTTCTTTTTAGAGGTTGCTTTTATTTTCTTTTCTTGTTTCAACATCTGTTTTGTTGGTTTCTTTCCAGATCCTTTATTATCACGGATGTTATCCCAGAGACCTCTCTGGGAATAACTACCGTCTTTTCTTTTTAACATTTGTTTTGGCATTCTAACAAGACTTACCTTTTCTAGGAGCTGCTGCTCTAGGTGCAGTAGATTTACCTCCTGTATATCTTGTTGCACTTTTAGAAGCAGAAGCTTTAGTATTAACTCCAGACTTAACTCCTTTAGAACCTGCAGATTTTACTGCAGATACCTTAGCATTAGGATTTACTACACCACCGGTTTTGTAAGTTGCTTTAGTACCTTCAGATGGTGGAATGTAACCTGAACCATGTTTCTTATAATATTTAAGAGCTGATTTAAGTTGTCTTTTATCTTGTCTTTTTTCTTTAGGTGTTCTTTCCTCACCAGGTTTAGGCATTTTAGGTAAATTTTTTCCTGATGTAGGTACTTGCATTGGAGGTAAAGAACCACCTTTTTGATACTTAGTAGCACCACCGTTCTTTTGTTCTTTAAGTTTTTTATAAGCAGCATATCCACCAAGACCACCAGCAATTGCTCCTAGAGTTCCTAGGATACCACCTTTAGTTTCTTGTGATTTACCTTTACTTTTAAACTTTTTTCTACACCCCGGTGGTTTACATGAGTCAGATCCTGTTGCTCCTCCTACTTCATATTTTTTAGTAGTTCCACCTTTTTTCATTGGAGGTTTTGCTATTTCTCCTGGAGTAGTGTTAGTATAACCACCACCTGCTTGATACTTTTTTGTTGCCATTTTATTTTAAATTTAAGTGTTCCAATACTTTTCACAAGCCTGAATCAAATCTTTTAAAATATCCTCATGTAAAGGATTTTTCAAATGTTCAATTACATCAGATACATTTCTTCCAAGTAAACTATTTGTTTTAGCATGGTAGATATATCCATCTGGCTTATTAATAATATACTTAAAAAAACTGGAATCTTTAACAATTGATTTAATTTTTAAAGTTTCCATGTCTAAATTAACTGCATCTGCAAATGTTTTTGCTGCTCTTTCTTTGTTAGATTCAGCTCCTTCACCAGAAATATATCTATCCATGTTTTCATAGATAACATCTAAAGGAGTTGACTTTCTATACTGAGAACTATTTGCATCAACAATTTTTGCAATGTAGAATAACTTAGTACTGTTTTTGTCATATAATTTTTGTAACTCTGAGTAAGCTTTATTACGGAGTTTTTTGTACTCTGTTCTTACCATTACAGTTTCTTCCTCTTTATCTAAATAGAACTTAGGTGGTACTGCTTTAGATCTTGCATCTTCATAACTTTTTGCAATCATAGCAAACCCTCCTGCTTCAATAGCATGAAGTTTAATTCTATCAAATGGTTTAGCCGGATCAAGATATAATGGTTCATTACCACATCCAATATCTATCTTATTCCAAAATTCTCTATTGTTAGGTTGAAGTAATTGTACTTTATTCCAAAAATCTTTATCTTCTGGTTCAATAACATTTGCTGCCAATTCTTTCTCTAATTCAGCAACTGAACTTCTTATTTCCCTAATTCTTGCTTCTCTTACTTCAGGATCTAATAATTTAATCTCAGGTGCAAATTCATTTAAACCTGTAATATATCTTATTACACCATTAAGTTCAAGACATGCAAGTTGTTCATTATGAGTTACTCCATCAAAGAGACTCATTCCGTACTCCTCTAACCCCATGTTAGTGGCTTGTTTGTCAAAATATGGTCTTATTGCAATAGAAGTTTTCTTTATACTTCCTACTCCTACTTCGACCATTGTAAAATCTGTTGTTTCCATTTTTGTTGGTTTTTTTTGTTGGTTATTAAAATTTAAAAAAGGGAGGAGTTTCCTCCTCCCCGTATATATAGAGTCAGATTAGAATGATCCACCAGTTACCGGGTTTCTCATAACAATCTTCAATACCTTAGTTGGATCTTTTACCCAAATTGCAGGCATAGTTTGAGACATCATTACTCGGTATCCATTGAACTGACCAGAAGACTGGAACCCTTGAGTTCTACCCATATAGTCCATAGTACCATTTTGATACCACCATTTCAATTGATTATCCCAAGACAATTTCAATAAGTAGATATTGTCATTAGTATTATCAGTGATATCAAAGATAATGAATGAATAAGAAGATAATGGGAAACCATCAATGATTGGGTTCTCAATATCATTTGTATGAATGTTGTCAAATGCAGGGTTCAATACAAACTTAACATTTGCTAAGAATGGAATTACATATGAAGTATAAGCAAATCCAAAGTTCAAGTCCATACCTTTACCAGTGATTGCACCAATATCAGCAGCTTGAATTAAAAGACCTGAAGCAACAGCTTCTCTCTTAATTGCCTCATTTACCATTCTCATTCCACCCATACCAGTTTGAACGATCAAAGATCTTTTTGGATCTGGACCCTGGAACTCAACTTTACCATTGAAGAAGTTGTAGATTTCTCCACGGAACAAATCCAATGTAAAGTTATTTTTGTTGTATACTCTTTTGAAAGAGTTATCCAACTGTCTCCAAAGACCGACAGACAATCTGATATCATCTGGACCATCTTGACGAACTCTACCTCCTTGTCCCCACATTAAGTAAGTCTCAATGTCAGTTGCTACTTTAGATAAGTGAGCAGCTTCCATTTGAGTTAAGAAAGTTCTAGATAAGTCTCCGTTGTCAAATGCACGTTTAACTTTATCTTTACCAAGAACCTTAATCATATCATCTAATGAAGATATAGAAGGATCTAAATTTTTGTTGTCAAATGTTCTCCAGATCTCAGTTACAGGAACTGTACCGTCTGCATTCATTCCACCTTTGATCATCAAGTCAGCACGAGAAGATACTGAATAATGTACGTGAGCTTCAGCACCACCAACAAAGTTGTAGAATTCACGGAAACCTGTTCTTGTAGTGATGTCAGAGAATCTTTCACCATACTCACCACGAGCAGAACCTTTTCTAAAGATCTTAGTACCATTTGTTAAGTACTTATTATCCAAGAATTTAAAGTTGTCGTTGTTTACCAACTGCACAGTATAGATGTAACCATCTCCTACAGGTAGGATATCTTCATCTGTAATGTACATCTCAACACCGTTGTATTTGTCATAAGTGATAATATCACCATGTCCAAACTCACGTCTGCTAAGTTTAATACGGAAGGTAGAACCATCAGTACCTTTGAAAGCAGTGTTTGGTTCAATGTCTTCAATGATGTATGGAAGATCTACAGTAGTAGGTGTCTGCCATCTATACTCTCCACGAGCATTATCTACCATGATTACATTTTTTCCACCAAATGATGACATTTGATAAAGAGGCATTTCTACCTTTTGAGCCATAGCCCATAAGTCAACTGGACCTAAATCCATAGGTTCAGCATCTTTCAACATGTTAACCAAGTGGTATGAATCCACATGGGAACTTGCCTGATAAGCGGTATCTCTGAGGAATATACCATTGTTTAAAATTGGAGTTGCCATTTTTTATTTGTTTTTAATTGTTACTATTTATTAAAATCTTCTAAACATTGAGTTTTTAGAAAGTTTTCTTGGTTCATTTCTAGAAGGTGTTCTTCTAGGTTCATCGTCATACTGAGTATTAATTGAAGAACCAAGTTTTCTTGACTCTTCAGTTTTCAACTGTCTGACTGTTTTTTCTACTGCTGCTTTACTTCCTTGTTCTCTTACTTTATTTTTATATCCATTTGGATCAGCAAGTAACCAAAGTGCTTCTGCAATTAGGTCATGTCTTGGTTCTACAAATTGATACTTCTCTAGTAAGTGACCAAGTAAGTTAGTTGGTTTTCCTGAAATAGAAGGGTAGTTCGGTTGCACTAGTCCGGAGAATAATAAACCTTGAACTTTCTTATCCAGTCTAAGTCCACCAATTGTTCCATTTGCAAGAGTAGAATAAACATTTTCTTGATATGCTTTAGCTTGTTCTGCTTGCATATTTTTTCTATGTTCTTGTTCTGCTAATTGTCTTGCAATAATTTCTTCTTGCATTGCATCCAACTTTGGTTTGAATTGATTAGCTTTTTGTTCTAGTCTATTCAAATCTCTCCAATCTTGGATCTCAGATTCAATTTCTTCAGGAGTACCAAACTGAGTAGCATATAAATATTGTCTTGCAATTTCTGCTTGATCATATTCATCAGTTGGATCAAGTTGTCTCATTTCTTCTACATGAGCTAAGGTTCTAAATAAACCTTTAAGATCTTGTCCACCATCAGCTACATACTTAGCTGCAACTTGAAGTTCTTCAGGAAGAGCATTAAAAAACTCTCTTGGAGTATTTTGTCTTATTTCATTTTCTCTTTCTTGGAAGTTAGCTTCAAATAACTCTCTGAAATCTTTAGTAGTATATTCCTCTAAAGGTTTGTCATCATCAAAACCAATAAGAGTACCTTCCTCAATCATTTTAGCTGCTAATTCAGCAAGACCAGATTTATCAACCTTTGGTCTTCCCTTATTACCTGCATCTTCTTCTTGAGAAATTAAACTATCAAGTTCATCAATAGTTTCTTGAACTTCTATTTTTTTCTCTTGAGCTTGTTGTCTCTCTTCTACTGTAGCAGTAGGATTGTCAAAGAACGTAGTGTCTACTGTTTCTTTATGAAACATTGACTTTGGTTTATCTTCTTCATTATTTGGAAGCATTACATTTTCTGCTCCAGGCATTCCAAAGATCTCATCAATATTTACATCTACCTGTTCTACCGTTGTAGAATCTTGGACCTGATCATCAGGTTTTTTGTTGGTTGTTTCCATTGTTGTTGGTTTTTGTTTATACATTAATATACAAAATAAACTTGATAAATTTAAAAAACTCAGAAAAAAAAATGTAATATATAGCTAACTAGTATTATTCTTTCTTAGGTTTTACATCAAATTTGTTCTTATTTTCTTGTGCAATCTGTAATTGTTTATCTGCAATCTCTTTCTGAGCCTGGATTTTCTCTCTTTCTAATTGACCTTTTTGATTTTCAATTACCATTCTGTTAGATTCTTTTTCTCTTTGTAGTCCAGTTTGTTCTTGGTACTGTTGACTATCACGGATATCTTTCATAGCTTCTTTAAAGTCAGACTCTTGGTTTTGATTAATATCAGCCATAGAACCATAACCTGATGCTCTAATTTCTGCAACAAGTATATCTCTTTCTCTATTTTTCTGATTTTCAGCAGCAGTAGCATCAATCTTCATTTGTTCAATCTCTTGTTGTTTTTGAAGTTGTTGTTCTTGCATTTGTTGTGCTTGCTGTTGTTCTTGTTGTTTTTCTTGTTGTTGTCTTTGTTCTGCTGTTTTAAGAACTGTATTAAGAGATGCAATAGAATCAGACTGTACAATTTTACCTAAATCATAAACACTAGCACCTGTAGTATTATTCTGCAGTGCCATTTGTTTTAACTGTTCTAGGATAGCTCTATGATTTGCATTTGTACTTATAGATATATTAAGATCTCTAAGTAGAAGATCAGTTCCGTTAATTTCAAAATTTACTTTTTCATCTGCTGATGTAACATAAGTTAATCTAGCTGACGGTTTTGTTGAGTGATAGAATTGAGATAAGTTAGTTCTCATTTCATGTACTCGTGGCATCAAGTAATCACAGTGTTGGATAAAGTAAGTTTCTGTTTGTGCATAAGAGGCAGCAACAGCTTGTTCAACACCTGTAGCAGTTTGTTGAGATAATTGTTGACCCATACGTTGAGGGTTTACACCTATTACTTCATATGCTTGTTGTTTAAAGTAATTAGCTAACTGAATTCTAGACATTAATCTCTCTGTCTGAGATAGATCTAATTTTTGGAAATGAGAGAAGTTTAATGCATTCTCTGTGTTTGTAATAGAAGTATCCAATGGTAACATCTGGAAATTTTTCATTGCTACATATGCTTTGGCCAAGTTTCCTTTTCCCCAGTCTTCTCCTAATGAGTGTCTAGGTAAAGAGTTTTGATCTAGCATGATAATAGTACCTAGTTCATCTACTAGGATATCTGCTATCTGATTATTGACAATATTATATCCAATCTGATATGGTTTCATTAAGTCAATAAGTGCAGTTGATTTAGTATTTCTATCAGAAAATACAGAACCTTCAACAGGAAGTTTAGAACCATATAGAGTACTGTCACCTTTAAATTGAAACTTAAGTGGTCCAATATGATTTCTATCTATACCGATATAAATAGGTGAGAACCCTCCAGGATTATTCATACCCCAGAAAGATGGAATGTTTGGTCCAATTTTTACACCACCCCATACTTCATTAATCCAGATCCAATCTATGTGCTCTCCAAATAACAAATTATCTTTTGTTTTATTTTTGAATAGTCTGGTATCATAAATTGGTTTATCTGTTATTTGATAGTCTTCTGTAATAATTTCATTTGTTACTTCTCCTTCTTCAGTAATCTTAGTTAAGTGACCTATTTTACGTTGAGACTTCCAATAAGCTGTAGTTACTCTAAGTAGATAAGCAGTTCCTTGATCATAGTAATCTTCTCCTTCAGCTAAGATCTGAGTTATGATATCTGAACCATCAAGAATATTACCAGCCATAAATGAAGTATATTGTCTCATTCCAAGTGACGGCATGTTAGTATTCCATTCATGAGATTTAGTACCATCATAGAAAGTACCATCATTTTGAAGACCACCAATAGTGTAACCAGCAGATCTGATAGGATATACAGATTCAAGAGCTTCATGTTGTTCTTCTGTAAGAACATGACCAAACTTATCAATAACATCAGATACTGTAAACATGTCTGTTTTACCTACCCAGTTACCTTGAGATATATATCTAATATCTGGAGACTTATGATAGAAGGTAAGTACAGGATTCCATAACTCTACATCATAATCATCTTCTAACATTCTAAAATGCCAGAACTCTCTATCTGTAATAAGCATGTCACGGAAACCTCTTTCTTCAAGTTCATCCATCCTAAATCTTTCAACATCAACTTTATGTTGATGTTCAGCCCATTGTTCTACCATAGAACGATAATCCTTCTTAAAGAACTGTTCAATTTCAGGTAAAGATTTAAGACTTTCTGGAGAAATTTGTTGTTGTGCTTCTGGAGAATCAGGATCAAGTCCTTGTTCTAACATTGCAGCTAACATTTTAGTTGATGCATCTGCCATCAATGTTTGTTCTACTTGTGCTCTTTTTTGTTCAAGCATGTCATTGTATGAAAAATCATCAACAGCTCTATATGTTAATTTAGTTGATCTCTTTGCAAATTCAGCTACAAGAACATTAATAACATTTGGAATAATTGGATAGAACTTTAATTCTAAAGCAGATACATCTTCTTTAGTAAGTAATTCAACTACATCTCTATATTCATTATTTTCTTCAACTATGTAATCTGTTCTATCAATTATACCTTTAGCTAACTTGTAATTTTTCATATGTCTTCTGGCATTTCTCCTGATCTGTTTAAGACCTTGCCACTCTAACCAATCTAAATTCCATGCAGCCCACTCTTCTGTTTTATCTTTCTTTGGTAAAAACTGTAATGGTTGAGTTATACTACCTAACCTGTTTTGTTCAGTCTTAGCACCTTTTTTAGCCTGTAATGCGTTGTATATTTGCATAACTCTTATTTAATATTTTTAAATGCAGATTTCTTAAATCCACTCATAGTATTCATCATACCCTTATTACCCATATGTCTGAATGGGCTCTTATTTAATTTAAACAAATTTTCTGACTTTTGCAAGTTTTTGGCTGCATCATCCATAATTGTTCTTTTAGAATAACCTCTATTTGACTCTTGAATCTTCATGAATGATACAAGTGCAGCAAAGGAAACTAGTCTATCCACGTTAACTCCGTCTGCATAATCTCTCATTTCTTTCAATAACATAGGATCAGGAATTCTTTCTATACCATATGTTGTTCTGACAACTGTACCATCTGGTTTAAGTTCCTGGTCTAATTCTTCTTTAGTATATTCTATGGCATAACTAAGAAGGTGGGCTTTGAAAAGGGTTCCTGTATTCTTCCAACCATATTCCTGGAATACATTATTGTTAGAACCTAGATCTTTTAAGAACATGATCTGACTCTTTGGTACAAGATATCTCTGCTTTCTTCTAGATATCATATACTGAATAAACAAAGATATGTTATTTTCTACAAGTGCCCAAGCATTGTACCATTCAATAATAAGTTCTAATTGGTGGTGAGTTTTGTTAATATCATCATATCTACCACACCATGCAGCTACAATCTTACCTTGCTCTATATAAGTTTCCGTTTCTGTTCCAGTATGTTTGGTTACTTCAATAGGAGATTTCATAATATAGATAGAACAGAGGGATTCTGATGTTGTAGTTTTACCTTCACCTACGGGGTCAATAGATGCATAATACTGTCCAAATGTAGGATCTGCTACTGGTCTTTCCCATACAACAAGACATCCAGTTTTATCTTCTGTCTTTTTGTTTATAGGAAATTCCATTATTGGTCTCTTATTACTTTTTGTAACTACTGGTTTTCCATCTACATCAGTAGATATATCTAGATACTCATAACCATATTCTTTATCTTCAATTCTTCTTTCTTGAGCACTAAGAAGATGTGGTGGAAATACAGAGACAGTTCTATATGCAAATGCCTCTTTAATATTTCTTGGATGCTGAGATATCCTTAACTGGTAGTCTTCTGGAGAAAGTTCATCTTTCCATTGTTTAAATTGTTTCTCTAAAGCTTCTAATGCTTCTTCTACAAGTGAATTACCATATTCATCTATGTATGGAGGCATAGACCATTGTTCTGGAATAAATAAACCTGAGAGACCTTCAGTTCCTTTTTCATCAATAAGATTAGTTTTTACAGCATATATATCTTTAGATGTAGGATTTAAGATCATGTCTTTAAGTGGATTACACTGAGACAAATCACCCACAGATCCAGCAGCAATAAACATACCTGTAGTAATTAAACCAGATCTCATGGCTGGTCTCATGTACTCATATGTCTGATCCATCTTGGGAGCAATCCCAGCCTCTTCATGGAAGAAATATTTAACTGGACCCCCTACACCATTTGTTGGATCTTTCTCAAATGACATACCTTGAATAGTTCCTTTGAGACCAACCTCATTCTTTCTATCTCCTTTTCTTACCTCAATCTTTTGTTGCCACATCATTACTTTGTCCGGAGACATTGGACGGTACCATGCAGTATGTTCATTTAAGAATGCAGCATATTCTTGTAAGAATTTCCAGGATCCTTTTTCATTGATATAATCTTTAAGACTAGCACCCATCTTAAGAGTAACCCCAGCTTCAAACCATTGCTGGTTTATAAACTTACCCATATGATAATAAGAAGATGCAATCTGACGTTTCTTTAAAACAGCTGCATGTTTATAGTTTAGTTCTGAAAGTAATTCATACAAAGCTAAATGATACTGGGCATCTCTAATTTTAGCAAAACCAAAGTTCTGTTCTTCCTTATCAAAAATTGGTAAAAAGTTTAGCCACATGTAATACTCCCTGCAAACAAACCAGGTCAAATCACCATCCTTAACTATTATACCTTTACGACATTTATTTTTTTGGTCATCCCAATAATTTATGTAGTCTTTTGATTTAAAGGGAGCTGTACAATATACTCTATCTTTTTTGAACTTGGTTGATTCAGAAATAAATATTTCATTTGTAACTTCATTGAAGTCATATTCTCCGGGTTCTTTAAATAAGTCAAAGATAAACTTAGTGAAGTCCTCTCTGGATTCAAAACTTGTAGTTGTCCAGTTTCCGTTTTCATAGGTCGGTATGTCTTGATAAATTTCACTCATTACATGTCATATGCTAATCCTTGTCCACCACGTACTTTACTTTGTTGTTCTTCTTGAAGATCTTTATAAGCACCTTTAAAAGACTGTCTAATTGCTTCATAGTTTTTAGCTGCAGCAATTAAAGAGTTAAAGTTTCCGTCTCTACCGTGTGTAATTGGTGTATTCTCCATATATCTTCCTAATCTATCTAACATAGATGCAATACCTTTATATGCTCTAGATGTAGGAGTCTCATACATTCTTTGACAAAATTGTAATGCTACATGTATTGTGTCATCTTCAGTAGAGAATTCTGCACCAATTTGATCAATAATTAAATGTTCTTTATCTACATCTGGTGTAAAGAAAAATGGATTTAAATCAGGATTAGGACATGACATGTAAAACAAATACAAATAGATCTTAAGATAATCATCTGGATATTCATCCATAACATCTTTAAGAGCTTTTAATGTATAGCAATGTTCAGTAGGAATTACAACTCCATTCTGAACATCAAATAGTTTGGTTAAAATCATTTCTTTTTAAGTTTATGTCTATTATCACTAAGGTAATGAATAATTGCTAATACTTCATCTACTAAATAAGGTATTGCAATTGGCTTAACTTCTTTTACTATAGGGTCTCCATTAACATCTAACTTACTTACAGGATATCCCCAGTTGTCTTCTCTATCTACTTCAAATGTAATATGATGTATAAATATTTTTCCAGGTTTTAATTTTGGATTATGCTTTAGTATAATATACATATAAATACTAAGCTGTAATGCATAATGATAAAAGTTACAATCTTCTAAATTATCAATTGGATGAGACATCATTTCTGACTTTCCTTCCCAGTCCACCCAAGATTCTTTTTTAATTTCTTTGTTAGTCTTGTAGTCAATGATATTTACTTTACCATTGACTACTTCCACTAAATCTGATTGTCCACAGATACCTACTGATCTTAAATATACCATATGTTCTGGATAAACTCCAGGTTCAAGTTTCTGTAATGGTGCGATTTTTACACCTTCTTTAAGTTCACTTGGTTTAAATACAGGTACAGTAACTCCTTCTCTTTCTATTGAGGCCAAAGAACAAATATCATCTTCTCTTTGATTATGATACCATGTCCCTAATGTAGTAGATCTGTCAGCTTCATTAGTCCAAATTTGTTGAATAATTACAGGATCTATTCCAAACCATTTCGATCTTTTATTTTTACTGACTTTTTCTGCAATTTTCTTTGCATCAAAAGGTTTTTTAAAATGGGAAACAAGTGTTGTTACACTTATCCAATCAATGTTACTGTCATCAATACTTCTGTAACTATGATCATCTGCATTAAATACAATCATATTATTAATCTTTAAGGTTATCTAATGCATCTTCTTCCTCTACTGTAGCAATGGCATCCCATTTACCAAGTGGACAGTCAGATGCAAGAGATCTAGTTTTAAAATTAAGTGAGCATCCACACTCAGCACAACAAGGCTGAGTACCTTTCATAGCACACTCTTTACCTTTAATATCTATTTTTTCACATTCATCACAAATAGAATATCTGAGTCTTGCTATTTCTTCTACAGTTTCATCTCTAATAATTGAATTAGTTATTCCTTCAACTATCTGTTTTCGGTTCTGCCAAATTAATTTTAATGTGTTTTTCATCTTTAAAAGTTTTACGTTTTAATAATTCTTTCTCTACTTTAGAGTGAATGTTGTTTAAAAGTTCTAGTTTTTCTTCTACACTCTTTTTATTATGATAAGCACCGAATGTTGAGGTATCATGATTTTCTAAAACTTTTTCATAATGAGGTATTGCTTTCTTTACCTTTTGAATTTTAAGAACAAAATGACCAAGACCATCTACATTAATTCTTAAATCACTTAAGTTACTCATTTTTTTTCTTAATGTTTTGTAGTAAGTTTCAATTAAACTTTCTACTAAATCTTCAGAGATATCAAACTCTTTTGTCATCTCCTTGTATAAACTATTTGCTTTCTTCGGTATCATGTCCTAAAAATTTATAATCCAGTAAAATGCTACCTTCTATTTGAATTTTTAAATTTGGATTCAGCATTATTACTTTTTTATTGCTTGGATCCTTTACTACAAGTCCATTTTTCTCAGCTTTGTTTATACTGTTTCTGACAGTTTGAGGAGATTTAAAAATCCATTCTTCCTCTGCAGATGCATCAAGACAAAAATTACTTAACTCAATAGGTTCATTAAAACTTAATAATGTAAGACAGTCTAAATCAGAATCACTCATTGTTATACGGTTAATATAACAATGAGTTAATATCTGAAATTTTACAATATCCCATTTGGGCATTTTGACCCTTTTCTGTACTTGATTAACAAGAGCCATTATCCTTTTCTTAATTTTTTACCTTCAGCAGGTGCTTTTGCTACAGGTCTTGGTGTTGGTACAACAGGTTGTCTAGGTTCTTCTCTGTCTTCATCCTCTTCTTCATCAATGGGAAGACCTTGAGCTGCAGCCATCATATTTGCATACTGTATCTGCATTGTTGCTCTTTGGTATCTTGCTTGCTCTACTTCAGTAAGTAACTTCTCATACTTAGCTTGTGCTTCAAGATAGGGAAGAGATTTTTCATAAAATTGTTTCATTTCATCTCTTCTTGCTTCCAATTGTTCTGGTGACAATTGCTCATCATTGTGTTGGTTTTCCATAATATATTAATTAAAGTTTAGACAAATATACAAGAAAAGTTTAAACTAGAAATATTTAAACAAAAAAATCCAGGCATAGAAAATACCTGGATTACTATATATTCTATAGAATAATTACTCTTTGTATTTAGTAACTTTTTTAGTATAAGCCCAACTATTTCTACCTCTACTAAGAAACTTATTATCCTCTTTAGGTGCAGAAGTTAACATTCTTGTTTTATCAATTGTTTTTATTTTGTCACCTTTTTTATCATAGACATCAACTTTCTTTTCTGCATAACCCGGACGTGGTGGAACAGTTCCTGTTCTTTTTGCAGGTTTTTCTTTCCAACCTTCAGTTACTCTTGTTCTACCAGTCAAAGGATTTTTAAATGATTTGGTTGTAGAACCACCATTTTGAAATTTCTTTTTTACAGTACCACCTTTTTGTTGATATGATTCCCAAAGAGCTTTTTCATAGTCAGATTGTCTATTCTTATATGTAGATAGTTTTGCAGGAGGTTTTGGATTAGTTCTACTTTCAACTGCTTTTTTTAAATCTCTTGCAGCATTCTGTTCATCTACCGTATGAAAAGTTAACTTTTTACCACTTTTAATTGCTTGTATTTGAGAAGGAGAAAGAGGTTTTCCACTACGAGGATCAACTTTAGGTATTGTTACTTTAGGTTTAGTAACAGGTTTTGAAGTATTCTTAACAGTTTTTGCTACAGTTTTAACAATACGACCACCCTGTGCTTTTGGTAAATTAGTTTTCATTGTCATCTATTTTTAATAGTAAAGTTTATAATAGTCAATGCATAGAAATTTCTAGCTGGATCTATCTCTAATGAAAATACATCTAACATAGATACTCTACATCTAATAGTTATTGTTTTCCAATTTGGTTTGTGATTTTTCCAGTTGTTTCTAAATTTCATTTTACAAGAGATTTAAGCATTGCTATAATTTTTGGTTGAGGAGATATATCACTCTTATCTCTTCTGTAGGAGTTGTGAGTATAAACTCCAGGTACTGCAGATAGAGCATTCTTGGAAACTTCCCATAAATCTTTTTCATTATATTTAAGTGAAATACCATGAACCTTATTCCAGTAAATAAGTAATTGTCTTACTGATTCTATCTGTGCATCTGTATACGCATGATAATGTTTATATCCTTTATATGGTTTATCAAGAGTGCATACTTGATCAGCCGGCACAACTCTATCTACATAGTTATAGAATTTACCATCTGCCTTTTGAGTCAATGGTCCCCAGTTACATATTTCAATACCAATAGCTAAAGGATCTAATAATCTATATGGTAAACCTTGAGCTCTAAATACATCACCTTTTACTCCTAAATGATATGCCCATTTTTTAGATGAGAATGCCTGAGCAATTTCTCCATCATATGTATCTTTTGATAATCCTTTACCAGATATAACTACACATGTGGCAATACGTCCTCTATCATCTGCATTCCACATTTTAATTGTACCAGGTGCAGAAGAATTTCCTGCTGTATGGTGTAATACAATCTGTAGTTTTTTGGTCTCCTCATTTACATACTGTCCTTCTGAGAGAGGTACCTGTTTTATTTTGGATAGGTCTAGGATACTCATTTTTTCTTATTAAATTTTTTAGCATAAAACTTGGCAAGCCAGTTTCCAACTTTAGTTAAAATTGAGTTTTCTGCATCAACAGTTACTTGAGTTCCTTCTTCTGTTTTTACAACATTGACATCTAGTTTTTTACTATCAAGTTTGAACTCTTTTTTCTCTTCATCTTTATGAAGTTCTACATCTACTTTAGGAGTATCAACCACTACGTCAACTTTCTTTCCTTCTTTTTTGACTTTAGCTTTGACTTTCTTAGTTTTTACTTCTACTTCAATGTCTTTTACTTCTTTCTTTTTAGTTGCCATTATTTATTATTTAGGGGGTTTCTACTTTTTCAACTTTACTATCATCAACTGTAAGTTGAGCTAATGTTGCTGCTACAGTTCCTGCAGTTACAACATATGTTGCAGCTGTTACTACTGCTGCAGGAAGAGCAATTGGAGCAGCAATGATAACTCCTGCTACTGCTCCGGCTGCTATTGCAATCTGTTGCACTTTTTTCCAAAACTTTGGAGTAGGTGCATTCCATCTTTTTCTTAGTGACATATTAATTATTATTGTTATTTCTTCTTCTTGTTGATCCATTCATTTGGATTCTAACTAAATCTCCTACAACATCAGAAAGTTCTCCTACTTTAGTTGCCATGTTTTTTATTTCATGTTGAGTATTTTCTTCAATGTGTTGCAACTTTAATCTATGCTCTTGTTCTAATAACTCAAACTTACCTTTTAACTTTCCTTGATCCTCAATTCTTTTTTGATTTTCTAAAGTTAATGTTTCTATTTGTTTATTTACAGTACTATAAGCACTTCTTAGAAAAAACCCAATTATTGCAAGAATACTGCTTGCTACAAAAATTCCAATTGTTAAAAGTTCAGTTCCCATTTTTAATCTTCTAATATATTATCAATATCAATATCATCAATCTTATTATAACAAGCTTTTAAATATTGATCTTCACTTAAAGTTACTGTTTTATCTCCAAAGTCATTTAAAATAATTGGATCTACAATTGATTCAAATGTTGTTATATCTGTATCCCAATTACTTACTGTAATTAAATAATAAATACCTTCATAGTCATAACAATTTTCAACTGTCCCATGAACTCCTAATTGTTGTGCTAATATGTTATTATCTATAGCCATGTTAGTAATATATTAGAGCATTGTTTACTTGTTGTAATCTAGTCATTGCTGTACCATTTGGTGGATATACTGGATCTTGTCCAGCATATACAGTTCTCCAACCAGTAGTAGTAGAAAATCTAGATGTACCAAACCCAGATGACCAAGACCCATCAAAGTTTTTAACTATTACAAGAAGATTATCTACTCCATTGTAACAAAAATTTGAAGTATTGAATATTCTAAATTGAAATGTGTTATTTACAGAAACAGTCCATGATGCAACATCACATTTAGTCAAATCAGTAATAGTCATTCCTGAATAACCTACAGTTGTTCCTACAGGAAATTCTGCATTAGTTGTATGAGCTAGCCATACTTCAACATTATCATAAGTGTAAGGAACAGTATAACTTTGAAAATAAAAACCTATACCTCTTATTTGTTTTGATGACCCTAAATTTGCTTGAGTATATATTAATGCAGACTCACCAAAATTATTAAGACCCCATAAAGGAGCTTTATCAGTACCACTTGTACCAGTACCAACAGTTAAAGTAGTATTTTGCACTGGAGTACTACAATTAAAAGTAGAACCTTTTGGCATTAATGATATTATTTCTTGATAGCTCATATTATGCTTGTGTTGTTACTCCAATTACATCCCATCTACTATCATCAGAATTGTAAATCAATCCAACGTAAGTAGTTTTACCTGCTGTTGTAGTAGTGGGTAAAGTCACTCCTATTGCTCTATATCCACCAGTTCCTGATGTCCAAGTAATAGTTTGTGCTGAACCATTATCTTTAATTCTTATTATTAAGTCTTTGCCATCTATAGCTGTTCCTGTTGGAGCTGCTAATGTTAAACCTACTGCTTGTGCTGTAATTTTTACTAAATCATTAGCAAAAGTTGGAGTTACTGTTGCAGCACTTACAACTGACTGTACTGCTGGAAGAGCTGTACTATTGATAGTAAAGTTAGGATATGTTCCTGTAATACCAATATTAGTTCCAGCTGTCAGTGATACAATTTGATCTGGAGCAGTATTAGCTATTGTAAAGTTAGGATATGTTCCTGTTACATTAATTCCTGTACCAGATGTCAAAGCTACAATTTGATCAGGCTCAACATTAGTAATAGTAACAAGTGTATTAGCTAAATTTGTTGCAAGTGTAATTCCAGTACCTCCTAACAATCCTTTTAATGCCAATGCAGGTCCTGTACCATCATTTACTAAACTAGTACCTGCTGCAGAACTTAATGTAATATTTGGTGTATCAAATTTTACATCAATTTTATTATTAGGAACATCTTGTGTTACAACAGCAGTTGTATTTGTACCATCAGTAAAATTAAGTTTTGCAGTTGAACCAATCACTGTTCCACTATCAAGTATATCTATAGTAGCTGTATTTACTTGAGGTCCAAAACCTGTTTGAAATTTAATATCATCAAATGCAAACTGATTTGTTCCTATTGTACTACCTGTAAAATAAATTCTAATTCTATTAAAACTTGTAATACCTGCATTACCAAATGCTGACGTAGGAATAACAACAAGTTGCCATGAACCTGTTGATGACATACTAGCACCCCAAGAAGTTAAATATTGTAAACCAATTGCGGTATTATTATTTAATAATTGAACAAATACATTTCTTGCTGGTAATGCTACCGGAAGTCTAAATCTTATTGATAAAAACGGATATGCTGATCTTAACAATGTTCCCGTTCCTTTTGTGTACTGAACATATTTAGCTGCATAAGTAGGGGCATTTACTAATAAACATTCTCCTCCTTCAAATGGTGGAGGAGTTGTACTATTTTGTACAGCCGTCAAAGGAGTACCTGAACCTCCTACTACAATAGGAACCCAATCAGGAGCAGACCCTTGTCTATAAACAAATTCATTTGATACAGAAGGAGTTGTTGCACCTACACCTACAAGTATATATTGTACAAGTACTGCATTTCCAGGTATAGCAGGAGCTAATGGATTTGCTGCTGGAGTACCTGTAATAACATAAACTGTATTTGTATCATCAGAAACAATTGCATCAAATCTAGGATTTGTAGGATCACCATTTGCTAATGTTACATTTGTTGCAGCTGTGTTATATTCAGTACCATCAATTTCATATACAAGTGCTGTTACATCAAAAACCATCCCTATACCTGACCATGATGCTCCACCAGAAATCAATCTATTTCCACCTGTTGCAGTTATTTGTTTTGGTTCCCATAATTGAGTAAATGCATTAAATGTAAGAACATCATTATCTACTGGTGGTGTACTTTCAAGATCTACATCATGAAGCTCATCAAGTTCAAAACCGTTTTGAGTTTTAACATAAATCTCTCCTACTGAGTTATTAGATTCTACAACAACTCCAATAAATACTAAATGATTTGGTGCATATGGTTTATTAACAAGACCATAAATCAAGTTACCATCATCTCCTAACCATACAGGATCACCTGCTGCTCCAGCACTTGTGTCTAATGGTTCAGTACCAGTACCCTTTAATGAACCTTGTGTAATAACTTTACTAAATGCATTGTTTGCACCAGATGTTATTAAAAGACCTAAAGTTTTAGATGATGTTGCTTCTGTAGAGAAATCTGCTTTCCCAACAAGTATGTTTGTACCGGATGCACCATTTACATAAACAGCTTGACCTTTATTGATACCTCCAGTTTGATTAATTTTTACATCAAGAACAACAGCATCTGCTTCACCATTTACTATAGGTAAATCTGCAATTGTAGCAAATACATTACTGGCAGATGGATTATTGGCACCTACTGCTGCTTGATATTCATCATTTGGCAAGTCTCTATTTATAAATGTGCTCATTTCTTAAGAGTTATATGTTACTATCATTGATGCTCCTACTGCAATTGTGCTACCTACAATAAATGTATTTGCAGGATATGTATTTTGAATACCACCAGCATCCATTGTAATGGTCACACCTGCAGGAATAGACGCATTTGTTGTTCCACCATCCATTGATATATTAACTAAAGTAGATCCGTTATTAAAAAATGAAATTGAATAAACTGGAACTGCAATTGTTGTAGCTGGATCACCAGAAGAAATTAAAATATTTGGTGTTCTTGAGAACCCTGCTACATTAACATCTAATGCTTGTACTGTTGGACTAATATCTGTAGAAGTAATTGCTTCATTTTGTAATGTTGAATAATCATATCCATAAATTGCATTATTCTGAGTTCCATCTGGATTAATAACTGCTGTAGAACCACTAGTAAAATCTATTAGTACAGTATTAATACTACCATCTGCCGGACCTCCTGGATTATTAATTGCTAGATTAGTTGTACCATCACATATTGCAATTGAGCTTGTAGTACAATCAATAGTAGCTGTAACTGTTCCAGCAATAATATTTACATCTAATCCTGTATCAGCTCCAGCAGTAGTACTTGTAATTGGATTACCTGTACCATCAAAAGTATTTGATTGTGTAAGAACTTCCCCTGCTGAAGTAACAGCAATTGGTACATTAGTTGTAATACCATCATTACCACAGATTGCAACAGAACTATTAGCTGCATCTGTAATTACAGTACCATCTACTGTCCAAGGATTTGAACTTGGATCTTGTGTTACTGGTAAAGATGCTGGAAAAGTAACTGTTGCATTAGTATTTACAAAACCATTTGTTCCTACTGAAATAGGTTGATTGTTTGTACCATCAAAACCGTAGATTAAAATGCTGTCGTTAGCCTGATTAATATTTACTTCTAAAGGTAATGGATTTGTTATTGTTACTGGTAATGCATTTGTAGAATTTACTATAGCACCATTAACACATAAACTGATTCTATCATTACAATCAATAATAACAGGTAATCCTCCTCCAGGTGAACATAAAGCAACACTATCCTCAGCACATGTCAAAGGTTTCTTTACTTCATCATAGATTTTCTGTAAACCTTCAAGCATTTTCAGTTGCCAAGGAAAATTATTTCCCTGGTTCCCACTATTTCTTAAATCTCCTATACTGTTTGACATAGCTTTAATTTTTAAAAAAGTACAGCCCAGTTACGGGCTGCACATGATAAATACTTAGTTAAGCTTCCGGAGATACTGGTTCAGCAACTTCAGGTGTTTCATCACCATCTATTGTAAATGGTTCTGTAACAACTTCAATCTTAAATTCTGTCTCGTCAGTATTTGGATCATCTACAATGATAAATGTACCTACTGGAACACCGTCATCATATGCTTCAGATACTGATGTAAAGATTCCTGGTCTTAACAATGCCTCAATAAATGCAGTTAACTCTGCTGCTTTAGCAGTTGCATCTGATAATTGAATTTTAGAAGAAGTGTAAAGCATAGATGGAAGACTAGACTCATTAACTAATGTTTCAATAGTACGTAGTTCTTCTTCAGCTTTTTTTAATTCTTCTCTTCTTCTTTCTTCTTCTTTCTTGTTTTTTTCTTCAAGTTTTTTTGCCAAGTCTGCTAACTCTTCTTCAGAAAGTAAACCTTCATCAAGTTTAAATTCTTTTTCAGCTAACTCTTCTCTTTTCAAATTTTCTTTTAAAGCTGCTTCTTTAGCTGCAGCTTCATTTAGTATTTCATCTGCCATGATTTCAAAGTTTAATTATTGAACAATCTTTACAAATAAGTCACCACCTGAGTTAGTAACATACCAATCTCCCTTTTTCAATCCGGCAGCAAGTGCTGCGGCATTGTTGGCATACACACGTTGCACTGCAAGTTTGTATCCCCAATCAAAGAAAAACTTATTTACCGACCTGTTAAGGTACTGGTACATCTGAGTAAGTTTTGATTTATACTCAGGCATCGTAGATCTAGCATTATCTACATTTTCAAATTCTGGTAAAGCTCCCATGATATAAAATTTTAATTACACTATAATATACAAAAAATTTTTGAATAAAAAAAATCCCCAGAAAAAAAATTCTGAGGATCTTTCACTATTGGAGAGTTGCAGCATTAAAACATTAGTCCCATAAAGAATGCAATAAATAACATTACAATCAAAGTCATATTAGAATATTGTCTACCTTTAGGATCATCTTCCCAAACATTAGACATCTTATTATAAATAGGTTTATTCATAGCATTAGTTACTAAGAATAAAAATCCTAGTATTATTAATCCAACTAAAAAACCTATAGCTTTTGCTATCATAATGAGTCAATTCTTCTTTGTAAATATACTAAAGCTTTTTGTAAATCCTCTTTTTTTGTAGAAATATTTTTCTTTCCTGCCCGGGCAACATACTTAATTACATTACCTAGATAGAAGTCTTCATCTAATCCCCAAGCTTCTAATACTTGAAATACTTCATAAGTATTATCTTTACCGCCATAATAATCTGGTCTTGGTCCTTCACCTAAGTTTACAACTCTTTTATTCCAGTCTATTTCTGTTGCTAAAGGAGAAGATGGCTTATTAATATAAGTGTCCTTTCCATAAACTCCATTTACCATCTCTTTATATGGAGACTGTTTATCACTACGAGTACATGCTTTATATAAGTTGTTTTCCATAACTTACCATATTATAATTACGTCACCTTCATTAAGAACAAGCTTTATAGAACCATCAACATCAATTCTCTCAACAGTCTCCATGTTGAGAGCAGATGTTCTGACATATACTTGATCTCCTACCTCTACTTCCTCTACTTTATCTCCTATGGCATAAACAGTAAGTTTGTTCCACATCTTTACTGCTTCTTGCATGATCATGTCTTCATCCTTAGCAGACAACTCAATTGCTGATTTCTTTCTCTCAGGTACACTAAGTAAGATAGTTCTACCTCTTAGTTTTCTAAATGGTTTACTCATATTGTTGGTTTTAAAAAATTACGCATCATATTTTCGAGAAGACTTTTCTTTCTTATCTTTAGTCTTCTCTCGTAGGTCAAAGATAGGGAGTTCTGGTTTAGACAATAAGTCCATCTTAATTCTTTCCAGTAATCCAATCACTGCAAAGTTCTCATAGGCCTGTTCACCTACATGTACTTCTACCCCATTTTCAGTTTGCATTAGGGATAAAATAATTTTGTCTTCTGACATATTTAGTTTTTTAAGTAGTTCATCATATACCATTCTAGCTTCTAAGTTAGACTCTGTCTTTTCTGCAACAAGTTGCCATAACTTTTTTTGCTTATCAGTCATCTCATATAACGAACTTTGTGAAGAACAAATATAAAAACTTTTTTTGTTTAAACTAAAAACCCCGGAAAAAATCCAGGGTTTCTAGCATTAATCAAATAAACTTTATGTTATGAACTTAGGTAAAGGTATAAATTATTTTTTAAAGAATCCCTTTTTAGGTTGTTCTTTTTTATCAAAATCTAATTTGGCAATTATCTTATTAGCCTCATCTTCTGCAAAAGTAATTACCTCTTCCTCCTTATCAGTAATCTTCCAGTTGTTTAACAAGATACTCATGTGCATAGTCTCATGCATAACAGCTGTTGCTTTTTCTGTAGGAGAATACTTGGTAAAAGCACCAAGGTTAATAAAAAGAAATGGTTTAGTAGGAGCCTTTGCAGTAAGTTTCTTATCTGCCGGGTCATAGTTAGTCCACCCATATATATAAACCCCATTACCTACAGTCTTATCAACCTCTTCTGCCTGGGCATCCTTCTTGTTTAACCCGTGCATTTCATCAACATCATAGTAGTCAAATATCTCTACAGCATTCTTACCTGCTAAGAGAACATACTTACCCATGTCAAACTTTTTCATGACACAAATATAAAATTTTTTTTGGAATTTAAAATGTTGTAAATAAGAGTAAGTGATGACCCCCTAATAAAATGATCCCCGGCCAGCTCCAGCAGGTGGGTACCCCCTACTGTTTCTGACAGAATCATTTCATATCTGCCAAACAAAAACTTTTTTCTTCCTTCAGGAAAAAACTTTCTGTCTGTCAGACAGATGCTAACCCATCAACTGCATACTAAATTAAATAAATTTATTATGAAACAACTACCAACAACATCTGCTCTAGTGAACATCTATTCTTGCAAGTCTCACGATTTCCTTTATGTTATAAAGAAAACCAATACTGAGACTTGGTTGCCTCGGCTGTCTAAAGCCACAGTAAAAGACATCATACCTTCTATTGGAATGTATGAAATCTTCTACCGTGTCTATAAGAACAAAGCTGGCTATGATGCCATCTATGTTCAGTCAGCCAAAAAGATTGTGACCAAATAGGTCACATTCTTTTTTTCTTTTTTCCCTCTTACTTGCTAACCC